AGAGTATACGTAATAATAAGTACAGCTGAAACAGGTAGTATAGATTTTAACCAAATATACGAAACAGCACCTGATACTTTAAGAATGAACATCTCTGGTTCAAAGACATTTGTAAAATGGGAAGGTGATATGCCTGATTCAGTTACTGCTTTAACTACTAAGGAAGGTCCGTATACATATACTGAAATTCTTAACATATTGCAAGAACCAGAATGGAATCAACCTGGCATATGATATTTATATAAAAGGATACAAATGAAACTACCTATAAACTTTAACCAGTTCTCAAAAGATCCAGTTAAAGGACTATTATTTATTGTAATAATGGCGGTAGGTTATTTATATTTTGATAACAAAGTTAATTATACTGGTCAGATTAAATCACAAGGTACCAAAATAGAAGTTTTAGAAACAAAAGTAGATCGCCTACAATTTCAATTACATAAAAGCGATAGTGCGTTAGCAGGAGCTATATCTAAACTTCAAATTTTGGACAAATTATGTGTATTAGAAGCAAAATAGTATTATTAGCATTGATAATAATTGGTTGTAAAAAAGCAGATAAAAAAGAATTTGAAACGCCTTATATAGATACCGCCTTAGTAAGATCAGAATATAATACCGACCGGTTTGATCTTATTATTGGAGATGTAGATTCTGTAGAACAATTAATGTGGATATCTGTTGGTAATAAAATAGATTCTCTAAAAGAGCGTAATAAAACTCTTGAAAGGAAGCTTGGCAAATCTGTTAGAGTAATTGATAAAGATGGAAATGTTAAAAATCTTGGGACTCTAGAAGATATTAAAAAAAGATTGAAAAAAAATAAAACGGAAAAACAAAAATGAAAAAGATTGCAGTTATATTATTTTTAAGTTTAGCATCGCTAGCAGGTTATTCGCAAAATTTACCCTGTCCAGACTTTGTATGTGAATCAGACGTTAACTTAACGGCTTATACAGTTCCTGCTACTCCGGGATCGACTTATGCATGGAATGTTACGGGTGGTAATATTGTTGCCGGCCAAGGTACAAATACAGTTCAAGTTGATTGGTCTGCTACAATACCAGGCAATTATGCAGTTGAAGTAATTGAAACAGATATTAACGGTTGTGTAGGTAATGTTGTATTATGCAATGTTACAGTTAATGCTACACCGGTTACAGGGGCTATAACACATGATTAAGTATCTAATTATCTTATTACTAGCTTGTAATACATTACAGGCTCAATACTACCATCGTATTCCATTATGTTATAACGGTATTAAGCCAGTACGTTATTCAGTGCCGTACAATTCACAATACCAATACAATTATCAAGTCACCAATGGTACTATAGTTAATTACAATAATGGTAATGTATTGGTAGATTGGAACGATACACCAGGTACAGGTCAGTTGACAATTACAGTGACAAACGATCTGAATTGCGGAAGTAGTGTTAATTTGGTAATGGAGACATTGCCTTGCAATGCTACCACTATATATGTTCCTAATTCATTTACGCCGAACAATGACGGTTATAACGATGTCTTTACTGCAAAGGCAACTAACATCAAATATTACGAAATGACTATTTACAATCGATGGGGTCAACACTTATATTTTACTCGTAATATCAATGGCGGATGGAATGGAAAGGTCCGAGGACGATTATCGCCCCGGGGCGTATATTCCTATAAGATCCGGTATCAAGATTATCAAAACTACTATAAAGAATTAGTAGGTAAAGTAAGTTTGATAAGATAATACAAAGTCCTTTCTTGAAGCCTTCAATATTTATATAAAAAGGTAATTCATGGCTGTTAATATACCTGTATGGAATGGTTCATCTACATTTGCCGCTGGCCAAACACCGTTAGGCTTTTATGATGCTCAACCTGACTTTGTTGCTGATATTGATAATGTTGTTAAATGGTGTGCTCAAAAATTAGGATATCCAGTTAATGATGTAGAATTGCCATCCGGCTCATTTTATTCTTGTTTTGAAGAAGCTGTAAATGAATATGCCGGCCATGTTAATACATATAATATAAGAGATAACTTTCTTAATTTATATGCATCAACAGCATCTGTACAATTAACGCAAAAAGCAGTATCCCCAAATCTTCAAGGTATTATAGAGATATCTCAAGATTATGGAACAGAGGCCGGAGCAATAGGTAATGTAAATGTTTATTCTGCTTCTATTGCAGTTAAGAACGGAACTCAGGTATATGACTTAACTAGCACCGCATCAGTAACATTTGAGCAAGGTTCTCCAGATACAGATTCATTTGAAATCAGAAGAGTATATCATGAAGCACCTCCTGCCATTACTAGATTTTTTGATCCTTTTGTAGGTACCGGTGCTGGTAGCCAGCAAATGATGGATGCATTTGGATGGGGAGGATATTCTCCAGGAGTATCATTTATGATGATGCCGATGTATGCAGATGTATTGCGAATACAAGCAATCGAGTTCAATGACCAGATACGTAAATCAGCATATGGCTTTGATATTAAAAATAAAAAAATAAGATTGTTTCCAATACCGACCGAAGATGAAACAGTATATTTCAATTATATGCTTATATCTGAAAAAGGTAATGCATTAAAGAATAATGCTCAAAGCGGTTCATTGGTAAGTGATTATAGTACAATACCATATGGTAGAATGGATTACGATCTTATCAATGAGGTAGGTCGTAACTGGATTCGTAGATATACATTGGAATTAGCAAGAGAATTGTTAGGATTAGTTCGTAGCAAGTATAGTTCATTGCCAATACCAAATTCAGAAATCACATTAAATGGCTCGGATTTAATATCTGCGGCAAATACCAAAAAAGAAGAATTGATAACAGAATTAAAAGAAACTTTAGATTCATTATCACGTCAAGCACAATTAGAAAGGAAGCAAGCTGAATCAGATGCACTGTTACAACAAATGAATAAAATTCCATTAGGAATATACATAGGATAACATATGGCATTATTTGGATCAGGTAGAGATGCATCATTAATTAGATCAATGAGCCGTGAATTATTACGGTATATTGATACTGAGGTATTGCATTATAAATTGGTATTAGATAGTACCAATGAAAACATATATGGTGAATCGGAACGCCGAACATATTATAGTCCAACTCGCATTACAGCTATAGTGCAGAAAGATGAAAAGGTAGCCGCGGCAGATGATTTTGGTTTAGAGTTTAACCGTACGGGTGTATTTGCATTTTTACGAGATGACCTTAAAGATACGAATATTCATATTGAAGAAGGTGATGTAATATTTTGGGACAATGAATATTATGAAATTGATAATGTTGGATCGTCTCAGTATTGGGCAGGTAGAAATCCAAGCACATTGCTAGGAAATACTTCTGGCGAGTTAGATGAAGAATTTGGATATAGTGTTGCAATAGTTGCAGAAGCCCATGTTACTAAACGCAATAGTATCAATATTGAAGAAGTAAGATCTGGTGTTAATAAACCAGCTTATATATCACCATCAGATAGAGGAATATATAACTAATGGCTGAACTAAACAGAACCGATTCATCATTTTCCAATGATCCAAAAGTCAACCGAGCTGAACAAGTCCGCCGAGATGATGATACGATCAAGACGCAAGCTTGTACAATCTACGATCACGATTTTGCAATATTAACTTATCTGAGAGATGTGGTAAAGCCAAAGGTAATAGAAAATGATGCGGCTATAGATATACCAGTCATGTATGCCAATGGAGAAAAATGGAGTCAGGTACAGGCGCATGGATATATGAGAGATGCAAAAGGTAAAACAATGACACCTCTTATTATGATACGTCGTAATTCTATTGTTGAAAGAGATTCACTGAAAAAATTAGATGTTAATCGTAATCCAGATGGTAACAATTTGATATTGCAAAGTAAATATACAAATCGACATCGATATGATAGATTCTCAGCAACATCAAATTCAAAGCCTAACAAAGAATATTATGTAACGCTAATACCAGAATTCGTTGATATATCTTATGATGTATTTATATGGACATCATTACAAGAACAAATGAATCAAGTATTAGAACAGATAATTCCATTAGGAGGATTTGCTTGGGGTACCACTTGGAAATTTCCATGCTATGTGCAAGATGCTGCAAATGAATTATCAAATAATACCGGAGAGGATCGTACCGTAAGAGCTACATTACCAGTAACAATGAAAGGCACTATTTTTCCGGAAGCAGAATTATATAAATCAAATGTACATAAACAATACGGTATCAAGCAAGTTAAATTAGCAGAAACTCAATTTACTGCACCACCAGATGGTTATGGAGATGATGTAGGAACGAATGGAAATTATCTACCATTCTACCGTCGGTTTGATCAGTAATACATATTTATTAAAAAGGTTATATTATGGCAACAAAGTTAGCACAAGAAGAATTAGACAAGTTAAAAGATCTTAAATTACGCAGCGATTCAAAAATTTATGAATTCGGTCAATTGGAAATGGAAACAATCTTAACTAATCAGTATTTAGATTCATTACATGAGACCAAAGATAAATTGCATACAGAATTCAAAGCGTTGCAGCAAGAAGAGCAAGATGCTGCCAAAGCATTAAATGAAAAATATGGTGATGGCACTGTCGATTTAGAGAAAGGTGAATTTATACCTACTGAATAGACTGTTTGGCTTATTGATACCATATTTATATAAAAACTTAATAAAAGGGATAATCAATGGCCGAAAGAATTGTAAGTCCTGGTGTATTTACCAGGGAAGTTGATCAATCATTTTTACCTGCCGCAGTAGGAGCTATTGGCGCCGCAGTTATCGGACCTACAGTTAAAGGTCCAGCTATGGTACCGACAGTTGTATCATCATATTCAGAATATGTACAGAAATTTGGTGATGTATTTACGAGTGGTTCTGGTGCAAGTGAAAAATCATACAAATATTTAACATCAGTATCTGCACAAAATTATTTACGGTATGCTGATACATTAACCGTAACAAGAATATTGGAAGGTGCATATGCTCCTGCAGATTCTTTTGTAACTGCTTCAGGTGGTGGTTCGTCATTTAGATTATATACATTATCAGATGGTGCTATTATGAATAGTGGTCAAGCTGCAGCATCAACTGATGGCCAAGGCATTGCTGCTGACGAAACAACAAATAACATGCTTCTTTCTGGTTCAGCTGATAACCTGCGATGGGAAGTAGCAAATGTTAATAATACTTTAGGTACATTTACATTATTTATCAGAAGAGGTGATGATACTATTAGAAGAAAAAGTATTGTTGAGCAATACAATAATCTTACATTAGATCCGAATTCACCTAATTATATTGCACGTAGAATTGGTGATCAGGTATTCACAATGAGAGATTCCGGTGGTACATCACCATTCTTACAGTTATCAGGATCATTCCCAGTGAGATCTAATTACGTAAGAGTAGAGGTGTTGAAAACCACTCTTAATTATTTAGATGCAAATGGAAATGTTAGAGTAGGAGCAGCTTCTGCTTCATTACCATCAGCAGTATCAGGAACATTTGCAAATGGATCTGAAGGAACGGTATCACATCCACAAAATTTCTATAACGATATTACAGATTTAAATAGCCAAGGATATAATCCTGATACATCTACATCATATGAAGATGCTATTAAGCTATTAAGTAACCAAGATGAATATGATATTAATTTACTATCATTGCCTGGATTGATTAATAGTGTACATGGTACTAGATTATCTCAAGCAGAAAGCATGGTTGAAGATAGGGGAGATTGCTTCCTGGTATCGGATCCAGTATTATATGGATCAGGGTTATCGGCAGCACAATTGCAAGCAGAAGCGGAAGATTCAAGCTATAATGCAATGTATTGGCCATGGTTGCAAATTGCAGATAATGATTTAGGTCAGAATATTTGGGTACCAGCTACCACATTGATTCCAGGAGTATATGCATTTAATGATTCAGTTGCCGCTCCATGGTTTGCACCAGCTGGTCTTAACAGAGGTGGATTGGAATCAGTTATCCAGGCTGAGAGAAAATTAACGCAAACCAATCGAGATGATCTTTATGAAAGCAATGTTAATCCTATTGCAACTTTCCCTAACAGTGGTGTTGTAGTATTTGGACAAAAGACATTGCAGAAAAAAGCATCGGCATTGGATAGAATCAATGTACGTAGATTGCTTATTGCAGCTAAGAAATTTGTTGCATCAACTAGTAAGTTCTTGGTATTCGAGCAAAATACAACAGCAACTAGAAACAGATTCCTTTCTATTGTTAATCCTTATTTTGAAGATATCCAGCAGCGTCAAGGTTTATATGCATTCAAAGTTGTAATGGATGAAACAAATAACACACCAGATGTAGTTGATAGAAATCAATTGGTAGGACAGATATTCTTGCAACCAGCTAAGACAGCAGAATTCATTATTATTGATTTCAATGTTTTACCAACGGGAGCTGCTTTTCCTGAGTAAAAATTAGGAAAGTAGATATTTATATAAAAGAGGAAACATAAATGGCACAATTATTAGATCCAACCGAGATATTTTTTACCGCATATGAACCAAAAGTAAGCAATAGGTTTATTATGTATGTAGATGGTATTCCATCATATCTCATTAAAGCTGCATCTAGACCATCTATCGATCAAGGTGAGATTGTATTAGATCATATCAATATTGAGCGAAAGATCAAAGGAAAGAGTCGTTGGCAAGATGTTACCATTACATTATATGATCCAGTAGTACCATCAGGTGCTCAGGCAGTAATGGAATGGGTAAGATTGCATCACGAATCTGTAACAGGTAGAGATGGTTATTCTGACTTCTACAAGAAAGATATCACTTTCAATTCTTTAGGACCGGTAGGTGATAAAGTTGAAGAATGGACATTGAAAGGTGCATTTATTTCTTCTGCAACCTTTGGTGATATGGATTGGAGTACAGAAGATCCAGTTCAGATTGAGCTTACATTGAAATATGATTATGCAATATTGCAGTTCTAATCTGTAAACAAATATTTAAAGTAAAAGCCTTCATATTTATATGGAGGTTTTTACTGTCCGGCATATTTATATAAAAGTTATAAGGAGTATTAATGAGTAACGAATTACCTAATCACAGATCTGCTGAAACACCAGCCAATCCAACCCCAGAAGCTACACAACCACCTAAATTTCCAACGGAGATTGTAACATTGCCATCTAAAGGATTGCTATATCCAAAAGACAATCCATTAGCAACAGGTAAAGTTGAAATGAAATATATGACGGCTCGAGAAGAAGATATTCTTACTACCCAATCATATATTCAGCAAGGAGTTGTATTAGATAAATTATTTCAATCACTTATCATCGGAAATGGTGAAGGCCAAAGAATCAA